GCAGCAATTGTTGCTACAGATGGATTGTTAGCGCCAGTAGTTGCTTTGCAAAAAAGTGCAAGAGCATATAGAATTTTAAGAAAAGCTACAGCAGGTGCAGTATCTATTGGTGCAATAGAAACTTATCTTGCTTCACAAAGACCAGATTTAGATATTGATAATGTTATGCACGGTGTAATGACTGGTGCATTTCTTGGTGGATTATTTGGAATAAGAAGACCAAGAGTTAAAAGTAATAATTTTACAAAACAATTTAAAAACACAATGGACGAAAGTGATACTAAATTAATTAGAGATGATGGAGGTTTTAAACCACCAACAGGTAATAATAGTAATTTAGTTCCTGGTCCTGATAATCCTAACCCTTTAAAACCAAATGGTGAAAGAACTTTTGATTGGTATGACCCTAACTATGATTTAGCGTTACACACAACTAAAAGACCAGACGGTAGATTTGAAGTTAGAATGATTGAAAACCAAACTGGAAAACCAGATGAATTAATTATGGAAGTCAGAAAAGACGGAACAGTAGAAGTAAGGAAATGTAAATAATGGCAAAAAAAATATGTAATTGGGATGAAGCAAAACCAGAAGGTACTTTTGACAGCAAAGCTACAGCTAATGAGTATGTTAGAGGTAGAATGGCAGAGTTTAATATTCTTCGTGACGCTGATATGACACCAGAGACTTGGGCTAGAGCATTTAGATTTGATTTCTCTGCTGCAATGGGTTCAACACTTAGTGACAAAATGAGAAAATTTGGAAGTCTTTTAGTTAGAGACTCAACGCCAAAAAAAGGAAATACAAATTACACAAGACCAGTGACTATATCTGAAGTTAAAGATATGAACGTAGATAGAATGATGGTTCTATATCACGTACCTCATACAAGTTTTTTAAAAAAATGGTTAATGGAACAAAAGAAATTAGGAAGATACAAATGGAATAGTCCTAATAATAATAAAGTAAGAAAAGAATTTAACGATTTAGTAGGAAGAGCAATACGTGGTGAACAAATTGCACTTAGTGAATTAGGCTATACTTCTGCTGAAGCACAAAAATTAATACAACAAATGGCTAAAGTACAAAGTCAATTGTTAAATGAGCAATTACAAATGCTTAAAATTGTAGGTGTAGAAGGTGCTGAAAATATTGTAGATAATTTTAATTATTTAACAAGAGTACACAATCCTCAAAAATATCAAAAAATATTAAATGACCCTACAAAAGGTTCACAATATCTTAAAGTATTTTTAGTTAATGCGATGGAAGACACAATGCTTAAAGGTGTAAAACAAAGACCTTTAACAGCAGCTCAAAAAATGACTATTGCAGAAAATTTAATAACTGTAGTTCAAAGGTCAAACTTTTCTAAAGGTGGAGTTAATTTAGACCACATTGTAACTAGTATGCAAAAACGTGAAACATTTAGAAGAATGATGCAAGAGCATACAAATATGGTTGATGAAGAGATTGACGCTTTAATAGATAAAATGTTTAAAGTTAAACCAGGAGAACAAGTTTCTGGTTCATCATATTTAAAAAGAAGAATTAGATTTAATGAAGGACATACAGATGGAAGAACAAACTTTTCTGATTTATTAGAAAATAATGCTGAAGCATTGTTTATGAATTACACACACAGTGCAATGGGTGACATGGCTTTAGCTTATAAAGGAATTAAATCTAGAGGTGACTTTCAAAGAATTAGACAAGAAATTGTAGAAAGCTATGACCCTGTAAAAATTAATGCTAGTAAAAGAGCAAAATGGCAAATGGACAATGAAATACAAGCTATGGATATGGCTTATAATTTTATTAAAGGTAGACCACTTGCAGAAAATCCAACTGGACTTGCACCAACAATAGGAAGATTTATTCGTAAATTAAACTATTCAAGGGTGATGAACCAAGTAGGTTTTGCCAATATGTCAGAGATGGGTAACGTCACTGGTTTAATTGGATGGAATGCTACATTAAAAAATGTTCCTGAATTAAGACGTATGATGAAACGTTTAGAAAACGGTGAACGTGTAGATGATTTTATTAGAGAAATAGATTACACAATGGGTGGAATAGGTAACCACTCTATTATTCAACAAGTTACAAATAGACTAGATGATTTTGGAAGTAATATGTCTGATGATGTTATTACTACAGCAGAAAACAAACTAGACCAAATGAACAGATTTACTAACACATACTCTGGTCAGTTTATGAGTACCTCTGCTATGCAGATAGTAACTGTTTCTGAGTTTACACAAATATTTGGTAGATGGGCTGTCGGTAAAGGTAGACACCCTTTTGCTAAATTAAGATTTGGTAAAAATAGAATGTCTGATGTTCAAATGCAAAACAGATTAGATGACTTAGGAATAAGTCCATCAATGATGAAGAAAATTCAAAATGAATTTAAGACACACACAAGTTGGGTCAAAGGTGAATTAGGAACTAGAATAACTAAAACTAATTTTGATAAATGGTCTAATGAAACTAGAGCAGTTTACATTATGGCTATGCGAAGACTTGCACATAGAACAGTACAACAAGCTGACATAGGTGAGAAAGCATACTTTGGATTTTTAAAAGAATACGGCATGAATGCAGATGGACACTTAGGTCAAATAGCATATCAGTTTAGAAGTTTTATGTTTACATCTTGGGCTAAACAATTTTTGTATGGTTTAAAGATGAGAGACGCTATTGTGTTTGACCAATTTATGAACTCAATGTTATGGGGTTCTTTAATGTTCTCAGCACAAACTTCTCTAGCAGGTTTAGTACATCCAAATCAAAAAGAATTTTATAAAAACAGATTAAATCCGGCAACAATAGCTAAAGCAGGTTTTCAAAGAGCTGCGTTTGCTTCCTTGTTACCAATAGGCGCTAACATTATAGGCTCTGCTTATACTGATAACCCTATATTTGGATATAGAACTAGTGGACTAGATACAAACATTATTACTGGTAACCCAACTTACTCATTAATATTTCAAAAGTTGATACCAAGTTTAAAAGCTGTATCACAATCTACGTTTAATCCAGAAAGAACGTTCTCTCAATCAGACGGAAACAAAGCTATAGGACTATTACCGTTTTATAATTTAGTAGGATTACAACAGTTTCTAAGAGCAATTGTTGGGGAACTACCAGAGACACGTTCAGAATAACAATAAGTACCCATATTAGAAGAAGAAAAGGAGTGTATAAATGGCAAATTCATTTGTAAGATACACAGGAAATAACTCAACCACACAATATGCAGTAAGTTTTACATATCGTGACCAGGCTGATATTACTGTGACAATTAATGGTGTAGCTACAACTGCTTTTACATGGAACGCTTCTGGAACTCAGATTACTTTTAATTCTCCACCTGCACAAGACGCAGCAATTGAGATTAGAAGAACTACAAGTCAAACTTCAAGATTAGTTGATTATGCGGCAGGTTCAGTTCTTACAGAAAACGATTTAGATACAGACTCAAATCAAGCTTTCTTTATGGGACAAGAAGCTATTGATGACGCTAACGATGTAATCAAACTATCAAATACAAATTTTCAATGGGATGGAACTAGTAAAAGATTAACAAATATTTCTGACCCAACGTCTGCACAAGATGTAGCTACGAAAAACTACATCGAAAACACTTGGTTAAGTGCTTCAGACAAAACGACTTTAAATAATGTTAATAGTAACATTGCAGCAATCAACACAGTCAATAGCAACATATCAGCTATTGCGACAACTAATTCTAACGCTACAAACATAAACACAGTAGCAACCAACATTGGTTCAGTTAATACAGTAGCAACAGATATAACAAAAGTAATTGCTGTAGCTAATGATTTAGCAGAAGCAGTTTCAGAAGTAGAAACTGTGGCAGATGATTTAAACGAAACTACATCTGAAATTGATACAGTTGCAACTAACATTGCTAACGTAAATATTGTTGGTGGAATAAATGCTAACGTTACAACGGTGGCAGGCATTTCTGCAAACGTAACGACAGTAGCAGGAATTTCTAGCAACGTTACAAGTGTTGCAAATAATTCTAGCAACATTAACTCAGCAGTTAGTAACGCAACAAATATTAACACCGTAGCAGGTGCAATTTCAAATGTTAACGCTGTAGGTGGCGCAATCGCCAATGTAAATTCTGTGGCTTCTAATATTTCTGGAGTAAACTCTTTTGCAGAAAGATACAGAATTGCAAGTTCAGCTCCAGGAAGTTCTAACGATGTGGGTGACCTTTATTTTGATACGACAGCAAACGAATTAAAAGTTTACAAAACAAGTGGATGGGCTGCGGCAGGTTCAACTGTTAACGGTACATCAAATAGATTTGAATATACTGCAACTGCAGGTCAAACAACATTCAGTGGCGCAGATTCAAATTCTCAAACTTTGGCGTATGACGCAGGGTTTATCGACCTGTATGTCAACGGAATAAAATTAGCAAATTCAGATTTCACTGCAACTTCAGGGAATAGTGTAGTTCTTGGAAGTGCTGCGGCAGTAAACGATATAATTTCAATTGTTGCTTATGGAACATTCCAATTAGCAAACATATCAATAAACGATTTAACAGATACACCGGCTTCTTTAGGCACAGCAGGACAGGCATTAGTTGTTAATGCAAGTGCAAATGCTTTAGAATACGCAAATGCTTCTTCAGCAGAAGTTTATGGTTTTGAAACTTATTTTAATCCATCTACTTTAATTAAAACAGTTACAGAAAGTGGAAGTAAATATTATATTGATGGAGTTCAACAAGATACTTTAGAATTATTAGAAGGAAACACGTATGTGTTTAATTATCCTTCTGGACACCCTTTTAAATTTTCAACTACTTCAGATGGTACGCATAATAGTGGGTCAGAATATACAACAGGAGTTACACACAATAGTTCAACGCAAGTTACAATTGTCGTAGCTACAGACGCACCAACACTTTATTATTATTGCTCATCACATTCAGCAATGGGAGGAACAGCTAATACGCCTGTGCCTGCCGTAAATTCTGCAAGAGTAATTACGACCAATCAAGGTCAAGATAACATATCAAATACAACATACGCCAACTTTGATGATGTTTTATACGCAGCAAGTGGTTTCACTTGGGGTGTAACAAATGGCGAACTAATAGCTACAATATAACAAGGAGAAAAATAATATGGCTACAGTAAATCTCGGAAATATTAAGTTCAATTGGAAGGGAACTTATAATGCCGGTACAGCATATGCGATAGATGACGTTGTTTCGTACAATGGTTCGTCTTACGTTTGCATAGCAGCTACAACAGGAAACCTTCCAACTGTCACAGCGAAATGGGATGTAATGTCTTCAGCAGGAACAAATGGTACTAACGGAACAGACGTTGGGACTACAATTACAACACAAGGTGACTTATTATACAGAGATGGCTCTGGTCTTCAGAGACTAGCGGCAGGAACAAGTGGACATTTTTTAAAGACACAAGGTTCTGGTGCTAATCCTGTATGGGCAGAAAGTGGTGGAACTCATGTCAAATTAGCAGAAATAAATCAAACTTCAGCAGTAGGTTCTGTCGCTATGCAACAATTTATTACATCAACTTACAAATACTATAAAGTAATACTAAATAATGTTGTCCATTCAGCAGCTAGTAATCAAACTGAAGTCAGAATGCTAACTGGTACTAACACTCAATATCAATCAAATAATTATTATGGTGCAGGAAATGGTTATTACAAACAATATGCAGGTGGTTCAGGTTCTTCGCATGACCAATTTTCAACAATGGGTGTAAATTATTTTAGATTTACTCCAGGATTTAATCCAGGAGATGATTGGGGTTCAATGTATATTATGGATTTATATGTTGAAGCAGGTAAAAACCCAATGATGGTTGCTAATAGTATTACTCCAAGACACTCTAATCAATATTTATATCAAGGAACATCTGCTATGGTTATTAATGATACTTCTACAACTTTTACTGGATTGCTTATGTATCCTAATAGTGGAGCAAATATTACTAATGCAAATATTTTAATTTATGGAATTAAACAATAAGGAAAAATTATGAAAAGAGTATATGATATAAAAACTGGTCAAGATGAAGTAGTTGAATTAACTGCTGAAGAAGAAGCTATTAGACAAACTGATATTGCAAATGCTGAAGCTGAAAGGACTGCTTGGGAAAATGCAAAAACAGAAAAAGAAAATCTTAAAGCTAGTGCTAAAGCTAAGTTAATTGCAGGAGAAGCATTAACTGAAGAAGAAGCAGATACAATAGTTTTATAATAAAAAATAATTAAGACGTAGGAGAAAAAATAAATGGCTAGAAATAGAGACCTCTCGAAACTTCTAAGTACAGCTAACGGTAAAATCGGTGGCAGTAACTTAGACGTGTCGTTTGAAAACATAAGCGATACTGGTAATGAAGGTACTAAAGTAGCTTCAGGTACTACAGCACAACGAGGCTCTACAGCAGGTCAATTTAGATTTAATTCTACAACTGGATTAGCTGAATATTATACTGGTACAGTTTTTAAAAGTATTGACTCACCACCAACAGTTACAAGTCTTGATGTTACAGAAGTAGATAGTCAAGCAGGTGGCAATCAAACAATAGTTATTACTGGTTCTAATTTTGGTTCTGGTGCTACTGTAGTTTTTGTAGGTGCATCTGGAACAGATTTTAACGCATCAACTGTGACAGTAAATAGTTCAACACAAATTACAGCAGTTGCAGCTAAATCATCTTTCTTAAATGCACAAGAACCTTATGGTGTTAAAGTTTCAAATACTACTGGATTAAGTGGTACACTTTCTAGTCAAATAAATGTAGACAGTTCTCCAAGTTGGAGTACATCTAGTGGAACAATCGCAACTATACAAGATGAAGCTACTGGAACTCATGCAACAGTTTCAGCAACAGACCCAGATGGAGATACAGTTTCTTATTCTGAAACAACTTCAGTTTTATCTGGTGCAGGATTAACTTTAAATTCTTCTACTGGTGCAATTACTGGCGACCCAACAGATGTTAATTCAGACACAACATACAATTTTACTTTAAGAGCAACAGCAAATTCTAAAACTGCTGACAGAAATTTTACTATAGTAGTTCAACCAACACCTATTGCAACTGGTGGAACTGTGACAACATCTGGTAGTTATACTTATCACACTTTTACTTCAACTGGTTCATTCGTTTTAGGCTCAACTGCAAAAACTATTGAATACCTAATTGTTGGAGGTGGAGGTGGTGGTGCTTACTATGCAGGTGCAGGAGGTGGAGCAGGTGGATTAATACAATCTTCATTTTCTGGAACAGCAAACACAACATACACAATGACAGTTGGTAATGGAGGAGCAGGTATTCCTAGTTCAAATGGTAATGCCGTCAATCATGGATATACTGGACAAAATTCTCAAATCGCAGGTTCTGGTCTATCAACTATTATCGCCTATGGTGGAGGTGGTGGTGCAGGTGGATTAGGTTCTGGTAGAACAGGTCAAAATGGTGGCTCTGGTGGTGGGGGTTGCTCTTATGGTACTGGAGATTATGCAGGAGGTTCTGGAACTTCTGGACAAGGTAATGATGGAGGCTACCAAGCAAACGCAGGTGGTGGTGGAGGTGGAGCAGGAAGTGCTGCCTCTGGCGTAAATGGTGGTACAGGATTACAATATTCTACTTGGGCTACAGCAACATCAACTGGAGAAAATGGTTATTATGCTTCTGGTGGTAGTGGTTATCCAAATGGAACATCATCAGATGGTGGTGGTGGAGATTATTCAGCACCTACAAATCCTATTGCTAACACTGGTGGTGGTGGTAGAGGAGATGGAGGAACAACTAATGGAGCAGGTGGAAGTGGAGTTGTTATAGTTAGGTACACAACCTAATGCCTAGAAAAAAAATTACTCCAAAAGAATTTGTTGAACAAGCAACAGGAGTACGTTTATCATCTCATGAAAAACTATGCGCTGAAAGAATGAAAGTTCTTAACGATAGTATTAATGAATTAAAAAAAGAAGTTAAAAGTTTAAGAAGTGACGTGTCTACAGGAAAAGGCATGGTAAAAGTTTTAGTATTCTTAGGAACAATTGTAGCGACAGTTATAGGCGTTATTCAATTCAAATGAAGTATCTATTAGTGCTGTATATGTGCAGCATGAATACTGGACAATGCCCTTCTCATACATACGCAGGTTATCAATTTAATAATCATTACGATTGCGTTATGAGTGGCTATGCCGTTGCTCAAAAAACATTTAAACAATTAGAAGAAAATATGGAGTGGGACAAAGAATACATTAATGAAAATAAAATAGTTATTAAATTTCAATGTCAACCAATAAAAGTGGAGAATACATAATGGGATTACCAGTATTAAAATTATTAACGTTTGGTGCTAAAACAGCATTAAACATTTATCAAACAAAAAAAGAAACAAAGCAACTCGAAGCAGTCGCAGAGAGAAACCATGTAGAAAGGATGGTCAAAGGTGAGGTCGAATATAAGAAAGCTGTTATCGCTAGTAATGATAATGGTTGGAAAGATGAATTTGTCTTGGTTCTTATATCCATTCCTATTATTCTATTGGCTTACTCTGTTTTCTCTGACGACCCTAACATACGTGCTAAACTAGATATTTTCTTTGAATATTTTTCTAATATGCCTTTTTGGTATCAGGGATTATTCATAGGAGTAGTTGGCTCAATTTATGGTCTTAAAGGTGTTGACTTAATGAAAAGGAAATAATGAAAATTTCAGAAAATACAAATGTTGCTATGCCAATTAAAAATATGATTGGTATTGTTATAGCAGTAGCAATGGGTGTATTTGGATATACAGAAGTTACAGCTAGATTAACAAGTTTAGAAACTTCAAGAGAACTATTTGAAAACGATTTGTTAAAAAAATCTGAGCAAGTCCCTACGGACCAGGAACAACATTTTTTAATTGAAGATTTGTACAAGTCTGTAGAGAAAATGGAAGAGACTCAAGAAATGAATATGACTAATAAAGTCAACATAGAATTTTTAAGAGAACAGTTAGATAAAGCACTAGCTGATATTGAAGTATTAAAAGATAAAGTAAGACAAAATGGTAACGGAGGACATTAATGACAGAGTTGGTAATAGCTTTACTTATGATAATAAACGGAGAGATTAATGAAGCTAGAATACAAACGTCAATGTCAGAATGTTTAAAAGGAAAAAGAATTGCTATGCGTAGTAATACAGGAAAGAATATTCAGTACCAGTGCATAAAGTCAATGGCTGAACTTGAGTCGAATATTGACGGCAGCAAATCAATCAAGAAACTAATTTTAGAATAAGGAGAACAAATGATAATATACGGAGAAACTTTTACACAATGGAAAAACCATTTTGTAGCTTGGGCTAAAGATAACAAAAAGAAAGTTATAGCTTTTGTTATTTGGTCAGCAATATTACTAGCAATCTAATGTCTGACAAACCAAATTCGTTTGAAGCAAAAACTAAAGTTCTACCAAAACTTTTAGTAGACAAAGCATACGAGATGTTAACAAGTGGAGACAAGTTAACAGCTAGTGAATTAAAGGTTTGTTTAGATACTTGCAAAACTTATGGAGTGGAAGTAGATGAACAACCTAAGAACAGTATCACAGACGATTTACCATTTGACGAAAAATAACATTCGATGGATAGGATTTATTCTAGCTGCAATGTCAGTAGGAATATTATCTAGTACAATACTACGATTACAATGGTTTGGATGGTTTATAGGCGCAATATCTTGCTCTATATGGATTATGATATCTTTTAAGGACCAGGACAAACCAAGAACTCTTATGGAGTGTATGTATTTAGGTCTATCCGTCTACGCTTGTTATAATTGGTTTAATTATGAATAAAAAAACACCAGAAATAGAGCCAAGTGTAAAAAACTTTAAAAACTTTTTATATCTTGCTTGGCAACACTTAAATCTTCCCAACCCAACACCTATACAATACGATATAGCAGATTATCTGCAAAATGGTTCTAAACGTATAGTAATAGAAGCTTTTAGAGGAGTAGGTAAATCTTGGATTACATCAGCTTTTGTATGTCATCAACTTTTACTTAACCCTCAAAGAAATATTCTAGTTGTATCTGCTAGTAAAAACAGAGCAGATGACTTTAGTACATTTACACAAAGACTAATTAGTGAAATGCCTTTGTTACATCACTTAAAACCTAGGGATGACCAACGTCATTCTAAAGTTTCTTTTGATGTTGCACCGGCTAGAGCGTCACACGCACCTTCAGTTAAATCTTTAGGTGTTACATCGCAATTGACTGGTTCACGTGCCGATTTAATTATCGCAGATGACGTGGAGTCAGCTAATAACTCTCAAACACAGCTAATGAGGGACAGGCTAGGTGAGACCGTAAAAGAATTTGACGCTATCATCAAACCTGAAGTAGGACGTATTGTTTTCCTAGGTACACCTCAAACAGAAATGAGTTTGTATAATGACTTGGAAGAAAGAGGATTTCAGACAAGAGTATGGACGGCTTTATATCCTACACAAACGCAGCAAGTTAACTTAGGTGGTAAACTAGCACCAAAGATAACTGAAGCGTTAAAGAAAGATAAAAAGTTAGTAGGCAAACCTACAGACCCACAAAGATTTGATGAAGTAGACTTAATGGAACGTCAAGCTTCTTATGGTCGTAGTGGTTTTGCATTACAGTTTATGTTAGATACAACTCTAAGTGATTTAGAGAAATATCCACTTAAACTAAACGACTTAATTGTCGTATCTGGTTTATCTACATGGAAGGAAGCCCCTGCAAAGATACAATGGGCTTCTTCTACAGACCAAATTAAGAATATAGACAGTGAGCTGCCTAATGTCGGACTTAAAGGCGACTATTACGTTGCACCTATGTATATGTCCGAAGAATACGCACCATTTGAAGGCTCAGTTATGGCAATTGACCCTGCAGGACGTGGTGCTGATAGAACTGGCTTTGCTGTAGTTAAAATGCTTCACGGTATTCTATACGTAACAGCTTGTGGTGGACTTATAGGTGGTTATAGTGACAGTACGCTTGAAGAGCTTAGTACAATAGCTAAACACCAAAAAGTTAACTATGTAGTAATTGAGTCTAACTTTGGTGATGGAATGGCAACAGCCCTTCTAAAGCCTATAATGGCTCGTATACACCCTTGTTCAATCGAGGAGGTAAGACACTCAAAACAGAAAGAATTACGTATTATAGACACTCTAGAGCCTGTTATGAACCAACATAGACTAGTTGTTAGCCAAGAATTGATTAAGGATGACTTTAAGTTAGACCTAGACCACCAATTGTTTAAGCAAATGACTCGTATTACTAAAGACAAAGGTTCTATTAGACATGATGACCAATTGGACGCTTTATCTATTGCAGTTAATTACTGGGTAGAGAGAATGGACAGAGACCAAGAGTTATCGTTTAATGAGCATAAGAATGACCTATTGCAAAAAGATTTAGACAGATTTATGGAAAATGTAGTTGGTAGAAAGCCAAGTAATTCAAGGTGGTTTAATTAGTACCCCTATTAGAACTAAGGGGTAGAAAGTCACCTATATGTAACCTTAATGTTACCATAAAGTGTCTTTAAGTAGGTTAAATATGAAACCTTCCCACCCACTAACCATTATGAAAGGAAGTACATGACATTACCAGAGATAATACTATTAGGATATATACCATTGCTAATCTTTAGGCTAATCCGTAAGATTTTGGTAAAAAAATCTGAGAGGGTATCACTATACTAGGGGTGGCAAAGTTCCCCCATGTTCTCTTTTTGTTCTTGTTTTGTTCTTTGACCAGTTCCTTGTTTTATATAGGGTTTTAAGGCTTTTTTATCGGTTGTTATAACCGTTGGTTAATCAATAAGAACATTTTAAAAGTTTTATTTTGCCTTTATTCTTCTATTGGGGTCTATTTTTTTTTTGAATTTATTTAAACTTAAAGAATATCATTTAATAATAATTAAACTTTAAATTAAACTTTTAGAATTACTTTTAAATTAACTTTTAATTATTCTTTTAATATTCATTTAGAT